CCTGTCGGTGTGATGTCGATGATGCGCGCGACGACGCTGTCGCCCTCGCCTGCGCCAACTGGCCAGTTAAGCGCAATGTCGTCGGTGAGCGCCAGCGAGAGGTAGGAAACGTCTGCGGGGTATATCGTCGTGCCGCCGAAGACTTGAGTGAAACTGCCAGACATCTTTAAGCCTCCTTACGAGTGGCGCTGCGGTCGAGTATCTTGGCGAGGTCTTCGCCATTCAACATGCCAGCCGCACGGTCGTACATATTTTGCCATACAGGGATGCGCTCGTCGTTCTTCAGGAATGGCGTCGCCTCTAGGAGGGTGGCATACAGAAGGATTTCGGGTGCGTTTTCGGTGAGCCAGTTTGTCTGCGCCTCCTCGTCGAGGAGCGGCGGCAGTTGGTAGTACAGGATCTCGATTGGGTAATCTACGTCGGGTGTCGGCGCGACGAGCCAGTGATTATAGTCATAGTCGCTGTAGAATATCGGCTGCGCGGTTTCGGTGGCGTCGGGCCAATAGCTGCGCAAATAATCGTAGCTGCGCGTGTACAGCGCCGTGCGGCTGTTGTTGTCTGCGCCGGTGCCGATAAACATCGACACGGTGTCGCGCCACCTGTCGGGCTTGTCCACTACGGGATTGCCCGCAGATAGTTGCGCAGTGACGACGTTGATGAAGCCTTGGATCTTCAGCTCGCGGGCGATGCGACGCTCGGCGAGGTTGATCAGACGCGGGATCTGCTCGAAGACGATTGGGTCGGAGGCAAGCGTATCCCCACGCTCAAGGTAGCGCTGCACGTCCTGCTTTAGAGATGTAAACGTCATCGCAGTGGCCATAATACGCCCCTATAACAGATTTAAGTTAGAATAACAGCCTTCGCCGCGACTGGCGCGGCGAATTTGTTGATTACCCAGCAAGGTACTGTGAAAGCAGACCGGCGATCGTCGCAACGACCGCTAACCCGCCCGCAAGCTTGGCTTTCCAGCCGAGGGCAGGCTTTGCTTCCGCGTCCATTGGCAAGATCTTGCCCACAGCCTTCTTGAGGATGGCCTTCTCGGCTTCCTTCTGGATGAGTTTCTTCAAATTAAGCATAGTCGTTCTCCTTACAACCAAGAAGCATATTTCTTGGTTTTCAGTTTGCGGTCAGCCAACCCATGCGGATTTTTGCTGCCGTTAATTCTGGAACTCAGTGCTAGGATCGAGGCGTCATTGATGCCCTGATCGCAGATGCCCCACAGCTTGTTTGCGTCGAAGAACCACAGGGCGCTTTCAAAGCCCAGTTCAGTAGCCACAAGGTCTGGATTGTCCAAAATCTCCTGTTCGCGACCAATGTACCGGCCAAATGCGCGGTAATTGTTCTTCCCGGTGAGTTGGAGGGGGCCTCGACCCTTGTATGCGAACCCTTCGCCCGACGCTTCGTCGCCGTTACCCATGCGGTTGGCGTAGGCGCGGTTAGCAATGCGTTGCGGCTGGCGTTCATAAGCCTTGGCTATTGCGTCTGTCTGAAAGTACTTCCCAAAAATGCCGCGCAGACCCTTCGCGCCGTAGTTCAGGTTCTCACTGAACGCTTTGAAGTTGCCGCTTTCATGCGCGCACTGAGCGAAAAAGTGGGCAGCGCGGTTGGGCGACAGCTTGTAATAGGCCGCAGCGGCCTTCAGCGTGCCGGGGCCAAAAGCCCCGTCAGCCGTTACGCCAATCTTCTTCTGAAGTTCAATCATGCTCATTTGCCAGCACTCCGCCAATCAGGGAAATCGTCTGCGTCGACCACACCGTCGCCGTTGGCGTCATAACGCATATCGTTGCGGTACTTCTCCCACGGCTCCATATCGTCATCGTCGTCATCTTCAGGTGTGTCGATGAAGACGGTGGCCTGCGGGTCGTCATACGCCTTCGGCGCGGCCATGTCAGGTGTAAGCGGTAGCGGGTCTGGTTCAGGCGCTACAGGGGCCACAGGCTCTGGCTCAGGGTCGTTGCGGTCTTCCGGCGGTGGTGGGACCAGTTCGCCCTTCATGCCCATCAGCGTGGCGTAGGAGCCAGCGACAGCGCCGACGACCGAGGTCATGACGTAGGACAGCAAGCCGAAGACGTCCTTGTTGTCGATGACCTCGTTCGATACGAACAGGCCAGCAATCATGGCGACGGTGATCGTGCAGATGACGAACGCCATCGTGCGCGCAGCCATGAGGAGCGCCTTGATGCGCGCGTCCATTAGTTTATCTTCCATCATTAGTCCTTTCCGGCCAGCGGGTTCGCCAGCGTCTTTTGAATACGTTCAGCAGTCTCGGTTTCAAGCTCCTTGATCCGGCGCTGTTGTTCCTGATCCTGCTGGCGGAGTTGTTCTATGACAGCGCGCTGCATCGCCATGTTCTGCGCGTCGCTGTTCCGAACGCTGCTCGACACCGCATCGACCGTCTGACGTGTACCGCTGACGCTGCTGGAGATCGAGCCGGTCATGTAGTTCAGGGCTTCGCTGTTGATCTTGGTCAGACGTTCGACGCTCGTGACGCGCTCGTCCAATACCGAGATGCGGCCCTCGATGCCAGACAGGTCTGGCGGAACGTACGCAGCCGTAACTTCCTGCATGGTCAAGAACTGCTGATACACTTGGAAGCCAGCCCACAGGCCGCCAAGGATTGTTGAGAATGCAGCAAAGATAATGGCAATCTTGCCGCTGCTCAGACCACCAATGTTGAAACTAAAGCCGCTCTCGTCGAAAGAGACCTTGGGTTCCTCATCTGTACTGCTCATCTACCATCTCCTGCCAACGGGCATCGTTCGTCTGCATCATGCGATACAATTCAAAGTTTGCGTCTCGCAGCCTACGTCGGCTGTATATATCACGTATTGCATAAAAGTCAGCCCTATCTTGTAGTGAGGCCTGTGTGTACGCAGCGAAGCCCGGCACGGCACCCATCTCCGCGATGGTCTCGCCCTGACCTTCTGCCATTTCGCTTTCTGATTTTTCAGATGACGCGGTTGTTACGACGGGGGCTGCGCTGCTTTGACCGCCGACATTGTTCAGTATCTCGAATGTGGTGGACATCGACATGGGGCTGCTTGCCGAAATAGCGGCGTCCAGTGGCGATGATCCGACGCCAGAGCCAATCCCGCTGCTAACCGAAGTGCTTGACCCGAAATCAACGCGCATTTGGAAGCTGCCAAAACTTTGCGACGATTGCGACCCGCTTTCAAACGCCGATGTTTGGCTGACTTCTGCCGCCTCTTCAAAGAATGCGGATTGCTGCCCACTTTCTTCCAGCGCCGTAGCGAGCTGATTAGATGCCTCCTGCTCCAACGCGCCTGACGATGCGTCTTGTCCCCCTACGGCGATCTCTGTGCCATCCAGTTCTAGTGATGCTAGTGCTTCCGTTTCGTCAGCGGTAGCGTCCTCTGGGCCTTGCGCCGCCAGTGCCGCCAATTCGTCCGGCGACAGTCGCTCTGCATTGGAGCCGGTATCTTCTAAATCCCGCTCCGAAGTCAACTCCTCAAGGGCGTCCTCCTCGGCAGGCTCCTCGTCCGCGACAGGCTCGTCCGTTTCGGCTTCGACAGACGCGTCCGCTGTCTCCAGCGCCTCTTGCGCGGTCTCAAGCACCTGTTCGATGTCAGCGACGTCTTCAACCGCAACTTCTTGCTGCGTTTCTTCCATCGCCGCCTGTTCGACCGAAGCCACGGCGGCCTCCAACGCGCTCTCAGTCGGATCAGGTGCGCCGACGTTGACGGCGGCTGGCGGGCAACTTGGGTCCAGTGGCGTCACGTTGCAGTCAACAGCAACGACCTCTGGGACAGGTGCAATCCAAGTCAAGAGGCCAGACTGGTTCTGTAGGAACTGCGCGTTGCGACCGTAGAAAAGCGGTATGTTGTCATCCGCAGTTGGGCCGGTGATGCCTGCGGTAAAGTCGCGCCGACCGGAGAAGCCAAGGTTACCAAAGTTCAGTTGTATCTTGCCGTCAGCAAAGAGGCCGATCTCGAAGGTGCTACTGTTGTTCGTGCCGTACTCGTTCACGCCGTACCAGCCGAAGAGGATCGAGCCGTCGTCGCGGCGATAATAGGGATTGCCGGTGTAGCTAATCAGGTCAGACCAATAGGCGTAGATCGTGTTGCGCTGCGCCAGTTCGATGGGCTGGCCGTTGCAGCACAGATGCGCGCCGCTCTGGAACGACACGAAGCCATTACTCGAAACCCACGCGTCGGTGAACGTCTGGCCCCAGTATTCAAACTCAAAGCCAAGAGCTACGTTCCGCGTGTTATCGTCGCCAAGGTTGAGGGGCGTCATTGTGGTAGGCGCGCCATTGATTTGCGGAGGGATTAAGGCAGGCTCGTAGGTCTGCGCACGCAGAGGCGTCGCGCAAGTCAGCAGGAGGGCCGCCTGCAAGACGTATGTCTTAGTCCTCGACAGGGCGAAGCTCGACGTTCTCGGTCCACGCGGCGCGGGCTTCCTCGCCAATCAAACCCATGAAGGGGCAGGGCGTGCCAGCCATCTCCATCGCGCCGAATACGCGGGGGTCTTGGCACAGGAGGCTCACGGCGGCGACGCGCATACCCATGTCGTACAGGGTCTTCGACAGCTTCATCCGCTCGCAGTTCTGGTCGCGAACGGTGCGGCCCGCTGACAGGCCGATGATCTGCGTCTGCACCGCGCCGCTCTGCCCAGTGGTGCAGAGGTCTTGGCTGTAGGACATCATGGACGGCGCAATCGCGCTGGGCGGCGGCGACTTAATGTTCTGGTCGATCACCTGTCGATTGACGCTCTCGCTGTAGCTCTTGCTGTCAGAGACGTTGACGTTGTTGTTCTGGTTGACGTTATTGTTGTTGCTGTTCGTCGTCTGGTTGATCGTGCTGGTGTCGTTGTTCGTGTTGTTCGTGTTTACGGTGCTGTTGACCGTCTGATTGACGGTGCTGTTGCTCGTGTCCGTATTGAAATTGCGATTTGTCGCCTCGGATGTGCTGGCGTTGGTGTTCTGGTTGATGTTCGTCATCGTGCCAGAATTGACGTTCGTGTTCTGGTTGATGTTGGTCATCGTGCCAGTGTTCTGGTTGATGTTGGTGTTCGTCGATGTGTTGACGTTGTTATTGTTGTTCGTGTTCAGCGACGTGCTCGTGCTGGCGTTCACGTTGTTGTTCGTGTTGACCGACGTGCTGGTGCTTTCGTTGGTGTTGAAGTTCGTATTGGTGTTCGTGCTGGTGGACGTGCTGGCAGACGTGTTGTTGTTGTTATTCGTGTTCGTCGATGTGCTGGTGGAATTGCTGTTGTTCGTGTTGGTATTGGTGTTGTCCGATGTGCTGGTCGTTGTCGTGGTGTACACGTACTCCGTCGGGGCCACAGACACCGGCGCGGTCTGCGCGAGCACCACGCTACACCAGCCGAGAGACACAAGAACCCAATACCTTTTATTCATCACCGATCCGCCTTGTTGTCCAGTTTGTCTTCGATCCGACGGAGGTGGATCATCACCTCCTTGAACCTCTCGTCGATGGTGTTGAACTTCTCGTCACCGAAGCCGAGACGCGCCTCAAGCAGCGTCAGCTTATTGGTGAGGTTCACCCAAACAGTTATCAACGCCCCGATGAAGCTCAGGGCGGTGATGACAAAGCCAAGGACGGTGAAGAGGGTTGCGGTGTCCATTATTTCAGGTTCCGCAGCTTGTATACGGCGGAGAGGTACACCTCCGTTACGCCGTCGATCAGGTTCGCCACTGCGCGGTTGCCCTCGCAGATGTCCTCGTGATGCTCTTCGATCCACGCGGCGTCGGCCTCTAGGAGCTTCAGCACGTCGCGTTCAGACACCTTCGGGGCCGGTATGTTGCCGATGAGTTTGAACGCGCCTTGGTAGACTTCTACGAGCCGGTCGATTGCCTCGATCACGTCGTCGTAGAAGTCGCCCAAAGCCATGTGCTTTGCGAAGCTCCCATCACCCTTGGCGCGCCAGTGCTCAAAGTGCGCCACGTTGCGTGCGTAGAACACGCGGCTGATGAGTTCCTCGATCATGTTACGCGCCGGTTGGGGCGAGCTGGGCGTTTGCTTGGCCCATGATC